TAAATGCGACCTTCTTTGCCATAACTGCCATCATATGATACACTATGGAGGTAGTTGGGAAGAATTCCTAAACGAGCAGGTTTAGCAATCTGGTTGAATGCTCCGTTCTCATAAAGCGGCTAAGAAGGGTTCAATTCCCTTAACCTGCATAGGATAGAATACCATCCATCCTCTATTGACAGAACCCCTGTCAAACCCTTATAATACTAAGGTCAACATTCAAGACAATGACTATCACTTCTAAATTCAAAAAAGACATTTCTACCCTTCGTTCCGCAGTTGACGGAGACTTCTTTCTTGATGTAAAGAATCCAAAACTTTACAAAAAAGTTCGTAGGTTTTACGAAAATGGTGGAGTAGCTTTTTCTGGTGATCCTCTTGATGATTATGACATTCTTCTTGACTGTCTTGCTGAAGATCTGAAATCCTTTGAGGTTGCTTGAACATGAATGTTCTTCTTGAAAGATTTCCTTATCGTTATGTTGAGAGTGGTGTTCTAGAGAATGGAAACCCAGATTATCGTATTCAAAAAGCAAATGAATATACTAATCGTTACTCTGACATGTACCTTCTTGACAATCAGATGCAACTTCTGACTGCTATGGAAGACCTTGATTATACTCTCTGGCTAGACCCTGCTGGAGTGCCTTGTTATGTCAGAGATAAAGTTTCTAAATAAATCTAGAATTGGAAATTTTCATGGCAACAACAAGAAGAAAAACTTCTACAACTTCTGAAAGTGGGGCATATATGTCTCAGTATGATCAAGAAGTAGAACAAAGACTGAAAGTTATCGAGGCAAAACTTGAAGAACTTTCAAATCAAAAATCAGAATCTTCGACTTCAGATACTTCTGAATTGGAAAAAAAGTTTGATGTTTTGATTGAAGTTCTTAAGAAAACCCCTTCTTTAAATATTGGGAAACTTTCAAAAGGTCTTCTTTGAATCTCGGAAGGACTATAACTACCCTGCTTTATAAATAGATATAAGTATCTAGGGTAGTTATGCGTCATTTTTACACTTATTGTTATTTCGATACAAATAACAAACCATATTATATTGGAAAAGGTAAAGGACGCAGAGCATATCGTGTTCATGGTAATGTTTCTGTCCCCCCGAAAGACAGAATTCTTATTCTGAAAGATAATCTTACAGAACAAGAAGCATTTATGCATGAAATGTATATGATATTTTTGTTTGGAAAGAAAACTGAAGGTGGTTTATTAGAAAACAAAACAGATGGTGGAGAAATAAATAATAATCTTCCATCTTGGACTGGTAAAAAACATTCAGATGAATCTAAAAAGAAAATATCAAAATCTGTGAGTGGAGTTAATCATCCACAATATGGAAAACCTCTAACTGAAGAACATAAGAATAAAATCAAAGAAACGAAGAAGAAAAATCCTCAAAAATTTTCTTCAGAAACAAGATTAAAATTATCTCTTGCTAAAAAACAATACTGGGCAAGAAAAAGGTTAGAGAGACATGGAGAGTCGTAAAAAAAACTGGTCGGTGAAGGATCCCCTTCAATCCCGAAGTCATGGAGAGACTTTAAAAATCCTGGTGGAGTCATTAATGACCCTATTAATAGTTTCTTGTTTCAATAAAACAAGTGGTGCGGATGGAGATAACACTCCCGCTCAGTTTCTTACTTCTGGTCAAAGAGTAAGTGGCGTGCATGAAAAAACCTAAGTTTATGGTGAGGGGTTGTCATAACCCCTCTTTTTTTGTATAATATATATTGTGTGAGATTTAAAATTTAATGTCTGATTATAAAAAGACGGCACTTGTACTTGGTGCTGGTGGTTTTATTGGAAGTCATATGGTAAAGAGGCTTCGATCTGAAGGATACTGGGTGAGAGGTGTTGATCTTAAGCGTCCTGAGTTTTCTGAAACTGAAGCAAACGAATTCATTCAGGGTGATCTACGTGACGTAGATTTCGTTTCTCGTTGTCTTGAATATAAAGGTGAAAGAGGAAACTTCTACAATTCAGTTCCTTATCTTTATATTCAACCATTTAATGAAATTTATCAGTTTGCTGCTGATATGGGTGGTGCTGGATTTGTATTCACTGGTGAAAATGATGCAGATATTATGCACAACTCTGTTTCTATCAACCTCAATGTTCTTGAACAACAACGTATTTTTAATGATAAATATGGAGTGAATAGAACTAAGATCTTCTATTCTGGTTCTGCGTGTATGTATCCAGAACATAACCAACTTGACCCTAACAACCCCGATTGTCGTGAAGAATCAGCATATCCAGCAGACCCAGATTCGGAATATGGATGGGAGAAACTCTTTAGTGAGAGACTATACCTTGCATACAATCGCAATTATAATATTCCTGTTCGCATTGCTAGGTATCACAATATCTTCGGTCCTGAGGGAACCTGGGACGGTGGAAGAGAGAAAGCACCTGCAGCAATTTGCAGAAAGATAGCTTCTGTTCCTGATGTTGGTGGTGCAATTGAGGTTTGGGGAGATGGTGAACAGACCAGATCGTTCCTTTATATTGACGAATGTATTGAAGCTACTAGAAGATTGATGGATTCCGACTTCATGGGACCTGTGAATATTGGTTCTGAGGAAATGGTATCTATTAATGAATTAGTTCGTGTTATCTCTAAGGTTTCTGGTAAAATAATTCAGAGAAGGCATAGACTTGATGCACCTCTTGGTGTTCGTGGACGTAATTCCAATAATGACTTAATTCGTGAGAAACTTAACTGGGATTACGAAATGACACTTGAGGAAGGAATTACTAAAACCTATGAATGGATTAATGAACAATTAAGAATTAAAATGAAACTATGACTGTAGGATTTAATTACTTAGGAAAATTGGGACAACTAGGAAACCAGATGTTCCAATATGCTTCTACAAAAGGTATTGCATCATATCATGGAGTTCCTTTTACGATTCCTAATCATGATGAAGTTTTAGTTGATGTTTTAGGAAATAAACTTCATATTGAGTTGTTTAATTGTTTTAAAATCGAACTTCTTAATGAAGGTTTTATAAATGGAGAGGAACTTCGTGAAGAGGGGTTTGAAGTAAACCGTAAATATTTTAATTTTGATAAAAGATTTGACTATAATCTGGTTGGATTTTTTCAATCGGAGAAATATTTCAAATATATTAAGGATGAAATTAGAAAAGATTTTACATTTAAGGATGATATTGTTGTAGAGTGTTTGGATATTATAGATTCTCATTATGATAATCCCATTGCCTTACATGTTCGAAGAGGAGATTTTTTAAAGAACTCTAGTAATCATCACAATCTTTCAATCGACTATTATAAAGAGGCTTTAAGTAAGTTTGATTCGAATCGACAAGTCATAGTATTTACAGATGATCCTCGATGGGCTATGGAAGAGCCACTATTTGATGATGATAGGTTTATTGTTTCTACTGGAAATAGTTCTTATCATGATCTATATTTGATGTCTCAATGTAATGATTTTATTATTGCAAATTCTACTTTTTCTTGGTGGGGTGCTTGGTTGGCAAATAAAGGTAAAGTGATTGCACCATCTAAATGGTTTGGCCCCAATAATTCACACCTGAATACTAAGGACTTGTATCCTGATGAGTGGGAAGTTATATGAAAATATCTATTGCAATTCCAACATGGGAATGTTATGGTAAAGGTGGTGAGTTTCTTGATGACTTATTAAGAACAATTGAGATACAAACATTTAAAAACTTTGAAGTTTGTATCTCTGATCATAGTAAAGATGATAAAGTGTTTAATAAGGTCAAAGAATTTCAGAATAAATTTGATATTATCTATTCAAGAAACGAAGAGAACAGAGGAAATGGACCATTCAATACAAATAAATCAATAGAGATGTGTTCTGGTGATATTATTAAAGTAATGTTTCAAGATGATTTTTTCTATGATGATGAGTCACTAGAAAAGATTCATAATGAATTTGAAAATAGTGATAAAATGTGGTTGGTGAATGGTTGTAATCATACCCAAGATGATGGCCATTCTTTTTACTGGGAAATGTACCCTACTTGGAACAATAAGTTACTTGAGGGTGTAAATACGATCAGCTCTCCATCTGTTTTATCTTTCAGAAAAGAAGTTGAGAATAGATTTGATGAAACTCTTGTCTACTTTATGGACTGTGAATTTTATTATGGAATGAATGAGAGGTATGGTAGACCAATATTTTTGAATGATGTCTTGATATCGAATAGAGTTGGAGATCATCAGATTTCTTCTCAAGTTAATAAACGTAGAGAAGAATATGTTTCTAGAGAAACTGAATATTGTATAAAAAAATATAAGTTATGAGAATCGCTGTAGTAACATCTTCTATTGGATCTAATGAATTAATCACCCCATTTTCTTTTGAGGGAGTTGACTATCATGCATTTGTGGATGATACAAGTAAACCAAATGGGTGGAATGTACATTCTGTAATTCCATTTTCAAGTGATCTAAGATATAAGAATCGTAGGAACGCTAAGGTTTATAAAATTCTTCCTTTTGCATTCCTCCCCGAGTATGATTATTTCTTCTGGGTAGATTCTACTCACCGATTAGAAACTGATCCCTATGAAGTGGTGAATAAATATTTGAAAGAAACTGATGTTGCAGTATTCAAACACCCTAGTCAGAACTGTGTATATGATGAAGGAAAAGAAGTCATAAGAATCAATTTCGATCATCAAAACTTGGTAGAAGATCAACTTTCATTCTATCAGGATATGAAGTACCCGAGAAAGAATGGTTTATATGAACTACCAGTGAGAGTACAGAGAAACACTCCATTGACTCAAAGGATGGGGTGGATGTGGTGGGAACAGATTTGTATGTTCTCCTCTAGAGATCAAATTAGTTTCCCTTTTGTTTGCCATCAACTTGGAATTAAACCATCAATTCTTCCAGGAAGAGCAAACACAATCAGAGGTAATGATATTATGCCTCAAATCGTTTATTCAAATCATAGTCGTACAACATGAACATTTTAGAACAGATTACAGCAAAAGCAGAAAGAGGTGACACAGGAATGTCTCTTCACTATGGATTTCTGTATTCATGTGTGAGAGGTTTGGAGTCTAATCAAGTCTTTGAATTTGGATCAGGATTTTCAACTCATGTAATTCTTCATGCATTGGAAAAGACAGGTGGTGTATTGACAAGCTGTGATGTCACTAATTATAGTGACAATCCAAATGTGACTGAGTATACAAAGTCCAGTAATCAATGGAACTTTTATCATGGAAACAGTACAGAAATCTTTGATGATATTGAGTTTGAACAGTATGATTTAATTCTTCATGACGGTTCTCATATTGGAGAAGAAGTTTTAGTTGACTTGAATAACATCTATCCTTATCTGAAACACGATGGTATTCTCATCACTCACGATACAAGACATCATTCTCTTGGAGAAGGTATGTCTAAAGCAGTAGAAGAATTTGCTAAAGATAAGGATCTTGAAATGTGCACTCTTCCCTATGGTTATGGTCTTACATTCTTTAGAAATAAGGGAAACCCTGACAATAAAGTCAATTTGACTTGGAAAAAACGATGAAGGTATTATTTTGTGAACATCCAAATAAACCATTAAGAGGTGGTTATTGTTCTTACTATAGTGAAATCTTTCATGCATTGAAAAGTGAGTTTGATATTGAATTCAAAAACTTTGTTCCAAGAAAGACTAGTGAGTTTGATGGATATGATGCCGTGTTTCTTGGATTTGGACACACTGATTGTGGAGAAGGTAAACCACAGACTCTTATTAGAGATAGTAAAGTTAAGTTGTTTCCAATTCTCAATAAAGAATATACAGGATTGAAGAATAAACTTGATTGGATTAGAGAGATGAGAGCAACTGCTGCTTTGAGTGTCCATCATGATGTTGATAAATTCATGTCTCAGACTTCTATTCCATTTCATAGAATTATGTGGTCTGCTAATGAAAAACAGTTTAGAGACTATGGTGGAGATTACAAACATGATCTATTCTTTTCTGGTGTAACTAGACCTGAACAGTCAGAGAATCTTAGAGAAAGAGTTTTATCTGAATTGAATAGACTCAATGGTGAACTTGGAAACTTTATCAATGCAAGGTCACATAGAAACAATTATTCTGGTACTATGTTTACTGATGATGAGTATGCTCGTCATCTTTCCAACTCAAAACTATGTCTTGTAACTACTGGACCTGCTGATCTTGTTGGTACAAGATTTTTTGAGATCTTTGCTGGTAATAGGAGTCTTGTAATCTGCAATAGAATGGATGAGAAGACCTATGGTGATATGATCATTGATGAAGTAAACTGTGTCATGTTCTCTACAGTAGATGAATTCTATGAGAAGGCACAATACTACCTCGACAATGAAGATGAGAGAATCAAGATCATCAATCGAGCTTATGAATATTTCAAAGAAAAACAAACCTGGAATGTAAGATCAAAAGAAATCAAAGAAATTATTGAAGGGTATCTAAAATGAAAAGGGGATGTATATTTTTAATTTCTGCTCGTAAAAATTTACTGAAAGAATGTCTTGAATCTCTTGATAAAAATTATAACTCAAGATATAATTACCCAATTCTTATCTTCTATCATGGTGATAGATATGATGATGAACAATATCGAAACACTATAAGGAAGATTAATCCTGATACGGAGTATCGGTTCCATAGTATAGAAGGGAAGATTCCTGAACACCTTGAAGATAAGGATTTGTTCTGGAACTATCCAAATAACTATGCAAGATCATTTAGTAGACAGAGAGTTGGTTATCTTCATGCCAATTACTTCTGGAATAACTTCATGAATTACAAAGAGTTGGATGAATTTGACTATCTTCACAGAATTGATGATGACTCATGGTTTAAGGAAGAAATACCTTTTAACTTCTTTGATGAGTTAGATAAGAATGATTGTTATTTTGGTACAGGTCTAACCTGGAATCACTTCCATCCCAATCATCTTGACACAAGAGCCAACCTATTTGACTGGATTAAATATTATGTCAACAAATACAATGTCGATGTTAAAAATGAACAACTTCGACAAAGTTTAGATGGAAAAGTAGATAATGAAATGTTCCATACACTGAGATGGAACTGTGGAAACTGTAACATCTATAATAGAAAGATGTTTGAAACTCAGGAGTGGAGACAATATCTTCAAGAGTTTAATGATTTGGCAGGTGGATATAGATATCGATGGGGTGACATTGAAGTCATCGGATTGTTTGCTTATATTCATCTCGATAATCCAATCTTAGATTTCAAACTAAAAGAAAAAGGAATCTATCAAGGTAAAATTCCTCACGCACAAATGGTATTTTCGTAAAATGAATGAATTAATGAAAATCTTTGACAAGTATGGTACAGATAAATCAACCTTTCATGAGTATTATGGGCCATATGATGAAAACTTCTCATATAGAAGGGAACATAAAATCAATCTTTTAGAAATTGGAGTAAGAGATTGTAAAAGTTTACGATCTTGGAAAGAATATTTTCCAAAGGGTAAGATTTATGGAATGGACATTGATCCATCATGTAAAAGTTTTGAATCTGAAGGATTTAAGATAGTTATCGGTGATCAAGGAAATGAAAATGACTTGAAAAAATTTGGTGATACGAAATTTGATATCATCATCGATGATGGAAGTCACTTTACCGAACACATGGTAAGTACTTTTAGATATATGTTCGAACATCATCTCAAATCTGGTGGTGTTTATGTGATTGAAGATCTTGGATGTTCTTACATTAAAGATTTTCACTCTACAACAAAGACTATGAGTAATTCAAAAGGTCAAAGTCTAAACAAGGACGGTATGATTAATGAACGTCATCATATTACAGATCTTTTTGAAAGTATTCATCAAAATATGGACATCCATGATTGGAACAATCGTTATGGATATAACAAAGATGGTCCAAAAAAACTTCTTTATGATAGAATGGTCAGCTACAGAAGAATAGTTTTTATCTACAAGTCATGAACGCATACATTACTTACAGTTGTAGTGATTCTTACATTCCTGGAATCGTTGCACTTTATAAATCTCTAAGACATTCTGGCAATACAAAAGATCTCATTGTTATGGTGACAGATGATGTCACTGATAAAGGAAAAGAACTTTTAAAGGACTTTGATATTAAGTTCTTTGATGTAGATAAGATTCACTACAAGGGTGGTGGTAAAGTATTGAGTCGATATAAAGACAATGCTTGGAAGATGTTTACTAAGTTAAACATCTGGAAACAAACTGATTATGAGAAACTTGTCTATCTTGATGCAGATACACTAATTCTCAAAAATATCGATGATTTATTTGAGTATGATGAGTTATCTGCAGTACATGGTGGATCACAAATGTTGGGATACAGTGGTATCGAAGGTGGAATCTTAGTTATTAAACCCAGTGAAGAAACGTTTGATAAGCTTATCGAATCACTAGATAGTGATGAATATGACATTAGAATGTCTGATCAATCATTCTTAAATGATTACTTCACAAGACACGGAAAGATAACTCATCTTCCGGAAACTTATAATAGAAGGTGGAAAAAGAGAAAGGACTTCGACACCTGTCACATTTATCATTTCAATGCAGATAAACCTTGGATATGTCCCGAACGTATTGATCAGAATTCTCTTTCACTCTGGAATTATTACTTTAATTTAGAATTATGAAAACTTCTCTTGTAACTGGTGGTGCTGGATTTATTGGATCACATCTTGTAGATAAACTTCTTAGTTTGGGTCACAATGTGATTGTTATTGATAATGAAAGTTCTGATGGCCATGACGATTATCATTGGAATGATGATGCAGAAAACTATCCTATAGATATTAGGAACTTTCATCAAATCGTTGACAAATTCAAAGGTGTTGATTATGTGTATCACCTTGCTGCAAAAGCAAGTGTTCAAGCATCGGTAGATAATCCTATTCCTACAATAGAAACTCAAGTGATGGGAACTGTGAATGTTCTTGAAGCTGCACGAGCGAATGGTGTAGAGAAGTTCATTTATTCTTCTACCTCTGCCTGTTATGGAAATAGAAATCCTATTCCTAATGTTGAGACTATGAGAGAGGATCCTCTAAACGCCTATGCCATTGGCAAATTATCTGGTGAACAATTAGTCAAATCTTATTATGGATTATATGGTATGAAGACTGTTGCTTTCAGGTATACTAACGTTTATGGTGAAAGAGCTCGTCATGTTGGAACTTATGCACCTGCAGTGAGTAAGTTTCTTAAGATGCGTAAGGAAGGTAATCCTCTTACTATTTTTGGTGATGGACTTCAACGTCGTGATTTTATTCATGTATCTGATGTTGTAAGTGCAAATGCTCTGATTAGTTTTGAAGAACTTGAAAATTGGGGAGAAGTATATAATATTGGATATGGTAAGAACTGGAGTATCCAAGAGATTGCTGATGCTATCTCTGAGGAACAGATCCATCTTTCAGGAAGACCTGGAGAGATGAGAGAAACACTTGCCGATATTCGTAAATCAAAATCAGAATTGACATGGAAACCAAAAATTGATATTATAGAATGGATTAAAACACAGTTGTGATATGAAAAAAATTACAATTAATCTTTCATTCTATAATCAGAATGACGTACTTATAAAACAAGTTGAAAGTTGGAATTCCTGGTCTCAAGAAATTAGAGACCAGTTTTCTTTTTGCATAGTTGACGACTGTAGTGAAACTTCTGCACTGGAAATTCTTTCAGAAACCAATCTAGAGAATCTTGACCTATCAATTTATAGAGTCAAAGAAGACTTATATTGCAATATTGCCGGTGTTAGAAATCTTTCAGCTCAAGAATGTAAAACAGACTGGATGGTCATTCTTGATATGGATACATTTGTATCTGAAGAATTAGCAAATAGTATGTTAAAGTTGTCAACAAGTAGAAAAGGAGAGTGTTTTAAATTTAATAGGAGAGTTCCTGGATATCCCAATCATCCAAAGAATGGACAACCTCATCCAGCAGTTTGTCTTCTCCGTGTAGATGATTATTGGAATGTAGGTGGATGTGAAGAAGATTTAGTCGGTCATTATGGATGGACAGATCCAAGTTTTTGGTATAGGTCGATTGGAAAACTTCATGTATGTACATACACTGATTTATATTTGGATTATGTTCCAGAAGGTGAATCTGATATTAATAGAGATAATTCACACAACCATAAATTATTTGAGAGTAAAAAAATAACAGGTAACTGGTCAACAGATTTTGTAAGATTTGATTGGGAGAAGATCTATGGATCGAAATAAATCATTGTATAAATTGGATGGAATTGGCCCTATCTATTATTTGAACCTAGATGGACAGCCAGAGAGACGAGAATACATGGAAACCCAGTTTGACTACTGGGGAATCAAAAACTACACCAGAGTGTCCTCCTACGATGGTAGAGACGATGATTTGAGCCATATCCTTAAAGGAAGATATCCAGAAAATATGAGTGGTGGTGAAATTGGTTGCACTACATCTCATCTTAATGCCATTAAACAGTTCTATGAAACTGGTGAGCCTTATGCAATTATGATGGAAGATGATTGTAGTTTAGATCTTGTGAGGTTCTGGAATTTTACCTGGAAAGATTTTTATTCTCGTATTCCATATGATTGGGATGTTTGTCAGATTGCAATTATTTGTACAGGAGATATTCATATCAAGGTACATAAAAGATTTGTCAATGAGTTTTCTACTGCCTGTTATCTAGTTACTAGACATCATGCTAAAAAATTGATTGATCTTCATTGTAGAGGTGACAAATATAAATTGGACAATGGTGTAAGACCACGACCAGTAGCTGATGATTTGATTTATAATTCAGGTAATACATATGCACTTCCACTTCTTCTTTATAGAACAGAGTTGGGTTCCAGTATTCATCAGGATCATGTGGAAGTATTTCATAAATCAAACTTCGAAGCTCAAATGAATTTTTGGCAACAGAGGGGAGCTCAAATGACCATTCAAGAGATGATGGATTATGATCCTTATCTCGGAAGAGTTACGGAATCTACGAATAAGAGTTGACACGGACACTCTTCCCTGATAGTATAAATACATGGTCATGAAAGACAACTTCATGATCTGTAACAAACGAAGACACGTCGAGTCTTCTTTCATCTGTGGGTGAAATTCCACAAGTAAATAACGAGGTAACAAAAATGATCAAATCTGTATTCGCAGCAACTGCTGCTCTGTCCATGTCCGCTGGTGCTGCTTTTGCAGGTCCTTACGTCAATGTGGAAGCAAACTCTGGTTTTGTTGGTTCTGATTACTCCGGAACTGTAACCGACCTCCACGTTGGTTATGAAGGTTCTGAAGGTGCTGTAGGATACTACGTCCAAGCAGGTCCTAGCCTCGTCTCCCCAGACGGTGCTGAGAGCGAGACCGTCTTCTCTGGTAAGGCAGGTGCTTCTATTGCTGCTACTGAGAATCTTTCAGTTTATGGTGAAGTTTCCTTCGCAACTGGCATCGATGGTGGTGATAACGGTTATGGCACCAAGGCTGGTGTTAAGTTCAATTTCTGATAGATAATTGGAAATAATCTAATCCTGTTAGGGTCCCTAACAAGGGACCCTTTTTTTGTCTCGACAAACATTAAGAATAAGTAAAAATACTCTATATATTGAGGTTTGTTCTTAAATTAACTTAACCGTATTTTAAAGACAAGAATTGAAAAGGATGTTATGATAATCTGGTCTTCAACGGACAAACTAAAAAACATTACAAAGGTAAAAACAAGTTCTGATATTATATAAATGAAACTCAAAGCAATCGCTGCTGCCGCCTTGGCAGCACCCCTGATGGTAGCTTGCGCTTCTACTGAGAACAAAGAAGTCAGTCAAAAAGAACCATACAAACTGAATGGTGCTGGTGCTTCTTTCCCTGCTATGTTGTATAACAACATGCTCCAAGATCTTGCTAAGGTTACTGGCAACCAAGTCAATTATCAAGCAGTTGGTAGTGGTGCTGGTGTTCGTCAGTTCAAAGCAAAGACTGTTGACTTCAGTGCCTCTGATGGTGCTGTAAGTGACGCTAAGCAACCTGCTGAAGGTATGGTTCACATCCCCATGACTGGTGGTGCTATCGTTCCTACCTACAACTATCCTGGTTGTGAAGTCCAGATGACCCAAACTGATCTCGCAGATGTTTTCCTCGGCAAGATTACTAACTGGGCTGCTTTCGGCTGTAATAATAAGCGTATTACTACAGTTCACCGTTCGGACGGAAGTGGCACTACCAAGGGGTTCACGAACTCCCTGTCGGCATTCTCTCCCGAATGGAAGAAGACTGTGGGTACAGGTAAGGCCGTGAAGTGGCCTGTTGGTGTTGGTTCTAAAGGTAATAGTGGTGTTGCTGCTACTATCACTAATACTCTTGGTTCTATTGGTTATGTAAACTATGGTTATGTGAAGGGTGACCTACAACAGGTTGCTATTCAGAACCGTTCTGGTAATTTTGTGAAAGCTTCTGCTCAGACTGCATCTGCTGGTCTTGGTGAGATCGTTCTTGACGATCAACTCCGTGGTGCTGATGCTAACCCTGCTGGTGATAACGCCTATCCTATCGTCTCCTTGACTTGGATTCTGGCATACCCTGAGTATGAAAAGAATGATGATGTGAAGGACATGCTTCGTTGGATGTTGACACCTACTCAGCAACAGAAGGCAGACTCTCTTGGTTATGTTCCTCTTCCTGAAGAACTTCGTCAGAAAGCACTTGCTGCTGTTGATACCCTAAAGTGATTCGGTATAAATGACTATAAAAGACCTCTTGACAGAGGTCTTTTTTTACTATATAATATGTAAAGTTTTATAACAAATTGTAATATGACTGTAACAACTGAAGATGGTGGAAGGCAAAATATGTTTGCCCGAGAACCACAAATGTACATCTCTAAAACAGATGCGGAGAGATATGGTTATGAAACATATGCAGAACGTGCTGAAAAACTGAACGGTCGTACAGCAATGTTAGGATTTGTAGCAGCAGTAATTTCTTATGTTACAAGTGGTAGTGTATTTTTCTTTGGTGTATTTGGTTTCTGATGGCTGAATTACTTTTTACAGCAACTAGTATTGCATTTTTTGTATTACTGAGTTATTCCGTACAACAACTTATTCCAACTTACATTTCAATCGAGGTAAAAGAAAATGAATGAAAACGCAGAACGTATTAATGGTTGGGCAGCAATGCTCGGAGTAATTGCAGCAATGGGAGCTTATGCTGTCACAGGGCAAATCATTCCAGGCATTTGGTGATGACTACCGAAACTATCTTACAGATATTTTCGAGTATTGCTATTTTAGGTATTATTAGTATAATGATTAAAAATTAAAATACTGATTTGTGAGGGAGGTCAATTGACCCCCCTTTTTTTATAAATAATTTTTCCTACTACCAATAACCATGATCAAAAAGGATAAGGAAAAAGATCATGATGAAAGTAGAGAATGGTTAAGTGATCTCGTTAAAATTTCAATTTTAATTTGGTCTGCATCATTACTTACATTTTCCTATGTAAGGATGCCTAATGGACAAAAGATTTTAGATTTTGATCCAACTTTTATTGCTTCAGTTTTTTCTGGATCATTAGCAGCTTTTGGTTTATCCCCTGCTAAAAATGGTCAAGCCAATCAACAACAAAAGAAAAAAGAAGAAAAAGATCTTAAGGTTATTTCTGCAATAGAACCAAAGGGTAAGGGAATCAACACAAATACTTGATTCTAATCAATAAAATGTTTATATAGTAAGAGTTACTACGCAACTCTTACTATGGACTATTATTCAAGTATAGTTTGGTCTGTAAATATATTATGTGGACTTCTCATTTTGATGGTTTCTCTTGTAGTGATATATATACTTCGTCTAGCATATATGGAGACACAAGATGGCTGCAATGGTTCCACCGAGCAGGAAGAGTTGCTACAACTTTCGAGTGATCGAGATCAACAGAGTTCTTGATGGAGATACGCTGGATGTCACGATCGATTTGGGATTCGATCTTTACAAGAAAGAAAGAGTCAGAGTTGCAGGAGTGGATACTCCGGAGAAGAGAACCAGAGATCTTGAGGAAAAAGAACTCGGATATGATGCAACCAACTGGCTCAAAGAGAAACTGGAAGGTGCTGTGGCTGGTGACGATGATCTTATTATCCGCACTGAACTTGTCGGTGGCGTCGGCAAGTATGGTCGTCTTCTTGGGTGGTTATACATTGGGGACTCAGACGTGTCTCTCAACGAACAAATGATTACTGAAGGATATGCTTGGGCATATGATGGGGGTACAAAACAGAAGAACTTTGAAGAGTTGAGAGAAATTCGTAGACAACACGGTACTTTAGTAGAGTAATCAAATGCAAAAAGTCATTAACACAATCGCACTTCTTTCAGGACTTGTATCACTATCAGTAGTTGGTGGTGGTGTTTATCTTTACAAGAATGCTGATACCCTGATTGAAGATGCAAGAGGTAAAGTAATCGAAGAAGTTACAGAGACTATTCCAAAAATTGTAGAAGGATTACTACCTAATGTATCTGAACTACCAACGATGACTGGTCCTGCCATCCCTTCAACACCTAGTGTAACTGGTCCTGCTATTCCATTTTGAATAAAAATTTGGTGAGTTTAGTTAAATAGTAAAAAATTGGAGAATACTATGGCTCAATCTACTTATCGTAAAAAAGTGAAGAAAGATGCATCAGATCAATTCTTTCTTTACGTTGCTTTTCATTCTGCTTGGACTTCAATTTTAAATTTCTTTAATGACTAATGGAAATTCCTGATATTATTACTGGTGACATTCAAATTAGGAAATTGGATATACCTGAGATTGGTGAGTGGTTGATATCACCACCTCAGGCAATACCTCCTGTTCCTCCTGTAACACAACAGATTGGTGTACCTATAGTCAATATCCCTGGATGTGTAGAAGCTAATAAGGAAAAAAATCCAAAAAATACATCATTATTGGAGGACGATCCGAAAGGAACGATTACCCTTTGTGATGCTGGAACTCCTAGTTTCAATCCTATTGATTATGATCCTGAACAAATTATTCCTACAACTCCAGCACCTGTTGCACCTGTTCCAAAAACAACTACACCAGAAAAACCAGAAAGTCTTCCTACTCCTGAAGTGAAGGCACCAGAAGTTCCTATCAATACTGCTAATGTAGAGTGTCCTACACCAGGACAACAAGCAAAAGAACCTGTTGGAACATACTTAGAGGGGTTTAGAAAGAAGGTTGTTGCCTATGAATTGAAAGGTAACGAGTGTGTCCAGATAACAGAAAAAGTCCCACTACCTCAACAGGTGGTAGCAGGACTTCCTAGTGGTGGACAAGTTGTTCAGGTGGGTGGTGTTGCTGTTGTCGCGACTACTTCAGCACTA